GCGTTAAATCACTGCGCCCAGCAGAAATGTAAGGGGCAAGTATTTCCCGCATTAAATCAAACTGACGCGCCTGTTCACGTTGCGCTGAAGAATAACCTTCCATTTGAGCATCAGCCGCAGCCTTTGCGCCTCTTGCTGCCTGTCTTCCTGCGTAAACCGATGCCCCTCCGCCAATTGCTGCCGCTCCGAGTATTGCAGCTGTTGTTCCAATAGCCATATCAGTTTAATCTCTTGATGTAAATTGTTTCTGAATATTGATATCCAATTCTTTTAAGAAGCGGACTAAAGTCTTTTGCAGCAGTTACATTTTGAGTGACAAATAAAATTCCATCTTTTTTCATTTCATTGTCACACCATTTTAAAAATTTTACAGCGTTAAAACCTTTTCTTACATCTGGATGCAAAAACATTACATCGTGTTGAGCGGTTAATTTTGCGTACTCAGGATGAACGATAACAACAAAAATATTATATCCTTTAAGTATACCATCCTGTCTTAGCGTATAAATACGCAGCATATCATTTGAGTCCAAGTTCTCATACATTTCTATTGGAACTCGAATCTTAACATCTGCAATAACGCCTCCAATTTCCTTGTTGTGCATTTCGCCAAGATGTAACGATTCAGCTTCAAACTCTTTTGTAAAGCGTTCACGCTGAAATGTTATTTCAGATAACGAAAGTGCAGTCATTTTACGTCACTTCCCTCCCAGAAGCCATGATGGTGATGGAGGTGGCAGCTCCTGCCAGCGTCGAGATGCGTCCACCGGATTCGAGAACCTGTCCAACAAGTTCTGGGCAGGTATAGGTCTCATACGGAAAAATAGTGCGAGAATCCAAGATCAAATTTGAATCGCCAGCGGTTCCAGAAGGTGTAATCAGGTTAACTGAAAAGGTGACGTTGCTCGCTGAAGTGTTCGTTGCAGTAAACTTGTCGATGATGCACTTGCAGTTCGATGCGGTGTACTGCGTAGTCTGCGAGGATTCAGCCTGTTTGGGCGGAATGATGTTCTTGATATTAACAGCCATACAAAGGGACAGTGGTTACGGTAAGAATCGCAGACGGAATTGCTGGCACCGGTGGGGCTGCGGCAAAAGCCTGGATAGTGATATCTATTGTTCCAACAGACCACATGAGCTCCAAGTAATCTCCCGCTCCGAGTCTATACACGAAATTCCACGCTGCAACAGTTTCTGCGTTGTTTCCCTGCAATCGGATTTGGGTGGCCGAGTTTGGCTGGTCAACCCCGTTGATTGCTGCCCACAAATAAAACAACCCAACTCCACCGGCCACTTTGTCAAGTTGCAGAGAGAACTGGAAGTTGTATATGCCCTCAGAATCAACGTAAATACGGCTTGTTGGCGTTCCAATGTGAACTCCGAAACTCAGGTCAGTTGAGTTAAAATTCACCGCGTATGCGGTGTTTATCGCCGCTGCCGTTTGCGTTGTCGTGTCATAAAATGTTCCGTACCGAAGTGATTTGGCTTGTGATGGAGCGGGAGCTGTAGCTGAGAGTTCAATGAGGTTTGAGAGTCGCTCAATAGAATCAATTGCTTGTTGTGCGCTTGCTTGAGCACCGGCGGCTTCAAGTTGATTGCTTTCAGTATCAGTTGGGACAGCATCGAACAACTGCTCAAAAGCCCGGATTGCTCGCTGATCAGGCAAGAACTTTGCAAGGTCGTTTCGGTTGAGATTGATTCGGTTTGCCATTACCAGACAAGTGGTTCGAGTCTTGCGTCAAGTCGTGCAATCGACATATGCGCGTCACTCGTACCACGAAACCGGTACGTTCGCCAATCTGCCATGCGTCCGTTGCGCATCCATGTCAGACGCTTGTAATAGTCGCCAATCTTCCCAGCCTTTATCCCGCGCTCAACCGAGTAAGTCAGGCCGTCGGCCGAATAGCTCGCAAAGATGGTTGGGTCTGCTCCCAATGCAACTCTGCCTGTCAGCGCCACAAGTTCCATCTCATGGAAAATGGCACCTTTGCCTTCGTTGTAGAAAATCTGTGTCTCGAACTGCCAGCCGGTTTGATTCCCCCACACGGACGAGATGGTGTCTACCGTGTAGCCGAGATTGGCTGTTATCGTGTCAGCACACACCCATTTGTCGTATACCCAAACGAAGTTCCGCGCTCGGTATCCGTTGTTTCCCACAAGGCCGTCATTTAACACAAACCACACGGCTTGTTGTGCGATTTGTGAAGCTGCGCCGTCGTATACCAGCGTGCGATCCGGTAGATGAATGTACAGGTGGTTTAATCCGTCGTGGAGACGCACTTCACAGACAACCTGAGCCAGAGTAGTTTCAGAGTAACCTGCCAAAATCTGGTCAATCTCGCGTGTTGCAATTTTGACCGTGTTTGCCCCAGTCGCCAGCCACACCGATGTTTGCTCGTTTCTCCCGCCTCCGATGAATGCCACAGCATCCAGATAGACGCAGGAGGTGTACGTTCCCACCCCTCCACGCTGGATTTGGGCGCCTTCAACGCGCACGAACGGGAAATCACCGGCAATCCCCGCGTTGTTGAACAGTTCGATGGTATGTCGGTTAACCGCATAGACTTCATTCCTGAACTTCTGGATGCTTACTATGTTGTCAGGGTCAGCTTCGCTTGTGGCTTTATAGGCGATGACCGTTGGGTCTGAGATGCTGGTAACCCCAAGCAGATATCCATCTGTCACAAAGAAATATCCGTCAACCCAGCAAAAATCGATGAGTGGCCCAAGCTCAGGATCGTCAGCAAGCTGCGTGAGCGTTGTGCCATTCCAGTAGAACAACGTCCCGTTTGAGAGCACCGCTAACAAGTCAACCGAGTAGTCGAAGGTAACCTGTCCTGTCCCACCGATTTCAGCCAGCACCGTAACGCTGCCAAGCACATCAACGCTAACGAGCTTCGTGCCCATCGCACGATACAGCGTGCCATTCCACTCAATGCCTCCTCGGTCAATTCCTGGGCCCGTGCCAAACTGCACGATTCCATCAGCCGGCCTCAAGTAACCGTTACTGATGCCGTTTGGCTGGATAACCGGTACAAGATTTCGCGGGTAGCTGCGACGGAAGTCGCTTGCCCCATTCGTGTAAATCCCGCTGAGTACCGGTACTTCCATTTACTTCTTTTTAGCTGTCTTTGCCGCTGCCTTAAATGCCGCTGCGGTTGGCGCTCCCTTAGAGCCGGGTTTACGCATACGCTCTTTGCTTCCAGCCTCGATGCGTTCGCGTTTGGCGTGAATGTTGGCGTAGAGTCCTTTTTTCATTTGCAGTTCCAGCGTTTAAGCGAAGCTGCCTTCCGAGTGGGACGGCCTTTCTCGTCTTTCATTGGCCCAGGCATACCGCTCATACGCGCACAGAACGATGCCTTGCGGCCTGCGTCTGCTTTGGTCTTTGGATTTGGCGCAGGCGCTTTCAAATTCGAGCCTGTAGCTGCGTTATACTTGGCGCGGCCCTTGGCCGTGAGGCCAGCCCCCTTGGATACAGGGAGCTTTTCGCCGCGACCAACCGAGAGTGATGTTGATTTAGGCATCTTGTGGTGGAGGAGAGTAGCTGCCGTCTTCGTTGCGAATCCAGCCTGTGTAGGCTTGTCCAGTATATTGCAACTCGTACAGCGTTGTGCCTTCTGGCGGCGTGTATGGAGTTGAGCCATCCCATAAGATGACCATTTCTACTATTGATGTTGAGTTATCAACAATTGCCCAGTCTCTAATCATATTAGAAGTATGTGATGATTTCAACTGCACCTGATGAGCCTCTTCCGCCATGTCCCCCTGTAAAAGCGTACATTAATGTTTCGTTAGAATAAGTCCCAGCAGCATTTACATCAAGCGTTATTTGCGTTGGGCTATCAACACTTAGAATTCTTGCGATAGAATACCCAGATTGGGTTGTTCCCAAAGTAGTTCCTTCTGGAAGGGCATTATTGCCCAGAGCCATCCGTGTTGAAAAATATGTTCCATTAGTAACACTAGCTACAACATCTGTTACAGTGCCGAATATGACAGTGGTTCCCGATGACGTTGCGCTATTTGGGCTTTCAACAACTCCGTCTCCTAAAAATTTATTTGCACCACTTGTTGTGAATGATGCCGCTAAGGTTGCGCCAGAACCTGCCGTTGTTGTCCATGTGCCTTGAGTGCCAATTTGGACAAGCATTCCCTGGTACAGCGGCGTGGTATCGGAAACCGTTACAGTTGGCGAGCCAGCCGTGCAAGACGCACCAGATAGAAACCCAACCGTGTTTATAACGGTTGCGGAAAGCCCAGCTCCGCTTGAAAGCGCGGTTCCAGAAACCACAAAATTGGTTCCACTTGTAACTGCGGCAACATGATTGAGTCTTGTGGCAGACGTACTTGGATTCAAATGCTGTCCGACTGTAGAAGCAGTCGTGCATATTGCTTGCCCCCATTTGAGACCTAGTGTTGAAGTGGCAGTTACTGTCCCAGATCCGCTTGTAACTGTTAATCCCGTAATTGTTCCCGCCCCAGCAACGACAAGTTTTCCTCCAGTTCCGCTTCCAGTTGCCGCTGCGCTGATGGTGAACTGTGTTTCACTAGACAAAGACGCAACCGTTGTCCCTGCTGGAATGTTTGCGTTGTTGAAAATTGTCATTCCAGGCAAAATGCCTCTGGTCGAGGTGCAATCAACGGTTGTGCTACCAGATGTGAGATTGACTCCAGTGATTAGAATAGGAGTTGAGCTTTGAATAGATGCTCCTCCACCTCCACCCCCAGCCGCTCCAACTGCTGCCACCACTGTCAAACCAGATGCCGTTGAAGCTGCAACAACATTCATGTTGAATGTTGTTGCATCTATAATCGACGATACTTGAACAGAGTTGGTGCTGCCCGTACTTGTAACCAAGTCTGGTATTGACATCCCAACTTTCAGTCCTGTTGTTGAAGCGCAGGTTACCGCTGATGTTCCAGATGTTGTTGCCACATTTGTCAATGTGACAGGTGCAATCCATCCACCACCATTGCTTCCAGAACCTCCAGTTGCTCGATCCGCCGCCGTTATTCCTCCCCCTCCGCCCGATGTTGAATTGCCGTTAAACGCTCCACTCCAAGATGGACAGGCATTGTTTGTTGGAGTTGTGAAATCAGTTATTGGTGCACTTACTGATGCAGTGAACATGGTGTCAAACAGGTATCTTCCCTGCAATGCAGTTCCTGTTGAGGTTGAATTCTGACCGCCACCCCCTCCAGATGCACTTAGGTTAAGTGTTGTGGTTACAGCACTATTTGATCCTCCGCCATCATTTGATGTGGCTCCAACTCCAGTTCCTCCAGTTGATAAGGATGCTAAAAAAGCAGCCGCCCCTCCACCCGATGAAAATTTAAATGTTGTTGCGTAAGTTCTGTTTCCAGATTTTACGGTTGTTTGCGTTGTTGTTGTTACTGGCGAAACTGTGCTTATGTTGTTACAGAAAAATGAGGCATATCCTCCTACTGGCGCAGTCGGAATTGTTATTGTTAGTGATGATGGAAGTGTGGCAGCGTCATATTGGATTTCTGAAAAGACCCCCGATGCTCCGCCTGATCCACCAAAAGCAACTTTTCCTGGAAGACCTCTTGTTCCAGCACCGCCGCCGAAGCCGTTACTAACGCTTCGTATCAGTACTGATTTTGCGCCAGTTGGCTTATTCCAAGTGCCAGTTGAAAGGAAGACCTGTCTGTTGGTTGGCGTTGCCGACCCACCTCCTGCCGTAGCCCAAGACACATTTGATCCATCCGTTGTAAGGAACTTGCCGCTGTTGGTTGCCTGTGATGGCAATACCGCATTGGCCGCTCCAGACTGCGTTGTTGCGCCTGTGCCACCGTTGGCAAGTGCCAGCGTTCCAGCAAGCGTAATGGTTCCAGATGAGGTGACAGGGCCGCCAGACGTGGTTAATCCAGTTGTTCCGCCTGATACGCCAACGCTTGTAACTGTGCCTGACCCGCCTCCTACCGTAGTCCACGAAGTGTTCGCACCGTCCGTCGTTAGCACCTTGCCGTTGTTGCTAGCTTGCGAGGGGAGCAAGGCGTTAAGCGCGGAATTTGCTGTTGTCGCTCCTGTTCCGCCATTGGCTACATTTAATGTCCCTGCAAGCGTAATGGTTCCAGATGAAGTGACAGGCCCACCCGATGTTGTTAATCCAGTTGTTCCGCCTGATACACCAACGCTTGTAACTGTTCCTGTTCCACCTGCTGCTGTTGGAGTCCACGCCGTGCCGTTCCATGCAAGAACCTGACCATTCGTCGGGGCAGTTGATGAGACGTTTCGTCCTTGAATGCGAGCAACTGTAGCTGCTTGCGATCCGGTTCCAGAGGCTGTGACATCGCCAGTCAATGCGGTAATTGCACTTGGAATGCTTGAACTGTATAGAAACTGCGAAATGTTCGCGTTGACTTTCGTCTCATAAGGAACGCCAGTTGCGTTACTGTAACTGTTGTTGAGCGAGTAGTAAACGCCGCCAACTGCTCCGGTTACAACGTAGTTTGACGCTCCCGCCGTAATCACAAATACGGAGTTGAAAACACCAATGACCGACCCTGTCGCGATATTGATTCCGTTTCCAGTTGTTGCGTTGTTTGTGAACGCCGTCCATCCAGCAGAGAACAATGCTGTCGTGCTGGTGATGTCCACAACATTACTGCCCGTGCAAGACAAGGAGCACTGCTTCAACTCAGCATACGGTTTTAAGGCTCCACCTGTTCCGCTCAACCGCAACGCAAGTGTTCCGTACTCCGTGGAGAATTGATCTCCATAGAACGTACCTCCATTAACCTCAACGTGCGTCCCTCCTGACCCTGACGTTGAATTTGCAAGCGATTTTACGTTGTTGCATCTCAGTGAGCAGTATTGGTTTACCAAAACGCCAACAGAAGAAGTGCTGGCATTTGAGTTCCCAATCATGCAATCCTGTATGTGTACAAGCAGCGGAGTTGTACCTGTTGCGCTGATGGTCAATGTTGGAGAGGTGCTCGCATTATAATCCATGCGAAGCCCATTGAGCTGGATGATGTTATCACCTGCGCTTGTCCCGCCTGTGAGTGTGTGCGTTCCATTGATCCTAACAATCGAAGATTGACCGTTATTCAATCCCGTTGACGCGAGCGACACACATGGCTTTAACGTGAGGTTTTCGTTGTACACTCCAGGCGGGATTAGCACTTGAACCTGAGTGAGTGCTGTTGGAGATGAAACGAGGTCAATGCATCCTTGAATGGTTGCAGCGTCAACACCAACCACTTTTGTGTTTGAGAATTTGAATGCAGGTGTCCAGCTCGTATTTGTTCCGTCAGTGGAAAGAACCTTACCGCTATTTCCAGCTTGAGAAGGCAATAGTGCGTTTATCGCCGCACTTGCGGTTGTCTGCCCCGTTCCGCCATTGGGAATACCTACAGTTCCAGTTAACCCTGCGGTTGTTTGAACCGAGTTGTCTGAAAACTTAATCCCCGTGGAATCTACAGCCAATGCAACCGATGCGTCTGGGGCTACGCCGATGCCCACGCGCCCATTGTTCGCTACGGCAAACCGAGTGCTGTCTGGGGTAGTCTCGTCATTGACAACTAGGCTGTTCCCAGAACCGAGATTCGTGATAACAACCGCATCGCTCGTTGCTGTGGCTGTGTTTGAGATTGTGACAACCTCCTGTGTCCCCGTGTTACTTACGGTGAGCGCAGGGTCGGCATTCATCGTCCCAGCAACGGTCTGGGGTTGATTAAATGTTTGTTTGAGGGTTAACGAGGCAACTGCACGGGAGGTTGGCCCTGTTGAATCTCGATAGCTAAGAGCACCTTGATTGGAAATCCAAATATCACCATCAGCCAACGCGGTTGGAGAACTGCCTGTCGTTCTAGCTCCTACGCTCAGTTTCGCAATCGTGTTATCGGCAGCCGCAGTCAGCTTGCCTGTCATCGTTCCGCCAGATGTTTGCAATGCTCCGGTAATTCGCGAATCGTCCCCTGCTGCTACCGTGCCTGCGGTCGATCCCGTGTTCTTGGTTGCTGCGTCACCTAGCCCCAAGTTGGTTCGCATTGCAGCCTGGTCAGCAGACTGCATGAATGTGTCAATCGAGTTGGATACTGTAATGTCAGGCATATGCTTTAAGGTCTAACGTATTTGTTTCCAGTTACAGGTTGCAGATAATATCCGCCTCCGACCGCTACAGGACGAAGGTAGTACGAAACTGTTGGAGGCGGAACCGGCGTCACACCGGATACCGCAGCAGGTATTTTTGACCGTCTTCTGGAGAGATACCGAATCACAGACCAGCGCCAGAAATGATGTGAAGCGTAGTTGTCGATGCCGATGAGAGCACCGCAATCACATTATCATCCTCAAACTTGCCGAGTGAAACTTGGCTCCCTGGCATGATAATATAGTCCGCTGCGGTGGCCGTTACCGTGCCTTGCCCAATGCGAACGTAAGCGGCATTTGTCGCACCGGTGTTCGTCACGCAGATGCTGCGCGTACCGGATCGAATCGCATACTGCGCAGATGTTGTCGTCGCCGTGCGCGTAGCACCGCTACCATAAGAGGGATTGAATGGAAGTGTCATGTTAGCCTACTCGATACCATGTTTTTAGAACCGGCTCAAATCGGATTCTGAAGAATCCGCCAGCCGATAGCGAAGTTGGAAGACCAACGCCAGCGCCTCCATTGACGTTAACAGTCAGTGACGATACTGCTTGAGTTGTCGAAACCAAGAGCTCTTGGTTCTCAACGCAAGTAGAATACAATGGCATTTGAATCGTAAGCGCAGCAAGCGTGGATGCCGGCGTGAGCACAAGCCACACACTGCTGGTGGTGCCAGTTACAGCAACGGTCGAACCTGTAAGAGGAGCTGCGTACTGAATGATTTTGTTGTCACCAAAAGTAACGCTTTCCTGAATGAAATCGGCTACCGTTGCTCCGGTGCAGTTGTAATCGAGGCCGTTCTGATTGACGGCAAACAACGTCGAGTTGTTGACGCTGCTGATGTTGTCGAGATTTTGAATAGCCATGTTAGCGGAACTGAAGTTGACCGTTTGGTTCCTGTTCGATTGGAGAAATTGACGGAACCGGCAGGAACGGCCAATCCACGTCTTTGTTGCCAGCGCCAGCAGGCATCGTCGAAGGGTACTGTTGTTGCAGGACGTTAGCACTCTGCATAAGCAGAGTCTGATAACCGGAAATGGCTCCCTGTTTGGTGTCAGGTGACGGCGTTTTGCCGAACTGCGGAGCAATCCGCATTGCCAAATTCAAGATGATGGCCTCGTTGGCTGTCACCGGTACGTTCGTCTCGGTGTCAAGGTCGGAATTTTGAGGCGAGTTTGTCAACGGATAGCCAATCTGGATGGCTTTCGCGTACCACTGCGCCACCATTGCGTCCAACCGGCGCACCGCTGACTGAAGTTCGTCCGCAGTCAGGTCAAACACATAAGACGCCAGCCCAAGCTCCTCAAAAGCGGCCTCAACGAACTGGCGTTTAGTGTATCCCATGCGTTTACTTGCGCTTGCGGCGCGGTTTATCGTCTTCTTCGTCTTCTTCAGCCAGCAAAACCGGCTCGCCAGCAGCCTCAAGAACGGGGGCGGCCTCGGATTCTGGCTCATTGACCACAATCTTCACTTTCGGCTCGCTCTTGAGCCTCTCAGCGGCCTCCACGGCCTTGTTAAATGTCTCAACGGCATCTTCAACAGTCAGGCTCCAGCCCAACTTGAGTGCTTCATCGAGTTCTTCCTGCGATTCTATGCCGCAGTAATCGTAGGTTCCGCCCCTAGCCTGCCAATTGCCAGGCGAGCGGTACACCATGCTGGGAAATTCAATCATTTTTTCAGTTTTCCAACGGGTTTTCCAGCCGCTTGCTTCGCTTTGCGGGCCGTTGAAAGCGCGATTGCAATCGCTTGCTTCTGCGGTTTACCGGCTTTCATCTCTCTGCTGATGTTCGAGGAGATTGTTTTCTGCGAATAACCCTTCTTTAGCGGCATAAGTTGCGTGAAGTTAAGGGGATGGCCCAGAAGGGCCACCCCCCGTGTGCGGCTACTATACCTGATTGAACAGGATGATACCACTCATTTCGGGCTGCTTGTTCACAACCCCGTAGAACGTGTCTACACGGTACTTGGTTGTGAGCGAGTCCTGATCGAAACGCTTGCTCATAACGAGCTCCAACCCTTGGTCGGTCGAACCGCGCATCACCGCAACGCCGGCGTTGTCGGGAATCGCATAGCGACCTGGAAGGATTTCCAGCGCGTCCTTGTGCCAGAAGCAGTTCACTTGAGCTGCTGCCGTGTTGAGGAACACAATCGCCGCCGTTGCGGACTTCGTGTTCGCCACACAGTTTTGGTTCTGTGCAGAGGAAGCGTTGGCAACCTGATTGGAGATGATGGGCGGGCTGATGACCATCTGGGTGGCGTTAGTCACCGAGATGACGCGGAAGGTCTTCAACTGACCCGTGTCGCCCTTGGTGATGTGATGCACCGCATTGATGCCAGCGATGGTGAACGCATCCCCTGCTGCGATTCCAGTCGTACTGGAGACCGTAACAGTTTGGTAGCGGTTATCCACGTTGAGCCGCTCGGACGTCGTTGGCGAAGTCGAGATGGCTTTCGGGATGTAGTACTGATTACCAGCGTCAGTCGTGTTGATGGTGATACCAACACCGGCAGCAGCAGGCAAACGCACGGCGTAGTCGAGCTTGTAGATGTCGAAGGACGCTACCATCCCAACGTATGCACGCTCATACGCCTTGTCGGACTTCTGGTTCCCGAAGGAGCGCGAAGCCTTGGCAAGGTCGTTGGCAAGACCGTTGTAATCCCGCGTGTTGAGCGCGAGGTAGCGGTCGCCATCCATGATGCCTTGTTCGTTGAAGATGGTTTCGCACTGGGCGACATCATCAAAACCGCTCGAAGCACCAGCCGCCGTCGTGCGCTTAACAACCAGCGTTCCTTGAGCGGAAGCAAGCTGAAGCACCGACACGTTGATGTCAGAAGCGAGTTTCTGTTTAGCCGAGTTGCCAAGGCGTTGCTCTTGCAGAGCGTCACGAAGCTCTTGAGCATTCATCTCAAAGGCAACCGTGCGGGTCTGGTTGATGCTGGCGGGAACCGCGAGCTGGGTGTAGCTGGAGTAGCCACCAACGCTGTTGATGTTCGTACCCACACCGGCATTCGAGATTGAAGTTGCGATGTAGGGCTGCGGACGCCAGATGACGTTGTTGGTGCGCTCCATTGAAGTCTGATCCGTGTTATAGATCGAGACGTTACGAGATAGCACAAGAGCGTCGTTGAACCCCTCAAGGAGGTTCTCAAACGCTACGCGCTCTTCTTTATTGAACGAGTTAGGCATAGGTTACTTTTTTGACTGCAATTGACGTTTGTAGGCCAAAACCTGCGTGTAGTCACCGGTGCGCTCGGCCTTTG